GCGGTTCGGGCGTGAAGATTAAACACTACTGGATAGAAACTCATCTCATCACACTTCGCCTTGCACTCCGCCAGAAACTCATCCATCGGTTGTTCATTTTTCTGCGTCATTGTTTTCCTCGCTTTCGTACACTCGCCGATAGTCGGTGTAGGCTTTGCACTCCCTACACTCACAATATCGCCCTCCCGGCCCGATTACCCTGCATGGGAAGTTCAATTTGTAACAATAAAGAATCTTCGCCATCTCCCCCGCCACCGTATCCCGTTCGGCGTAGGCAGTGCGGATGATGTCGGCCATTTTGGTTTCTAACCCATCTAACCATTCACGGTGCTGCTTAGTGTCCTGTAATCCTTCCATTTCAAGGATTGCCCGTTCGGAACTTTCGTACCATTCTTTCGCCGCTTGTATTGCCGGATCATTCGCCATCGTCGGCCCCCTTCCATTCCTCGCCACTGTTGTCGCCGTCTATTTTCTCTACATTCTTCGGTGGGCCATAGTTCCACCGTACATTGGACAATATCTGTTGCAGTTGCCGGTGCTTTACACACATAGCGTTATCCATTCTATCTATCATGCGGTCGAAAACTTCCGGCAACAGTCGTTCTAGTTCAGTCAAATCGTCTTCGTTAATTTGAAACTGTTTCATCGTCCACCTCCAATCGTTCAATTTCCGCTACCCAGACCCACGGGTTCGCCTCGTATTCCATGCCCGGCGTGTCGCCGTGGGTGGCGTTCCAATTAGATTGAAGAAAGCAAGTCGGCCTACCTCGGAATCCCTCCGTCGGAATATAGCATTCATGCCACCTAACACCTGTCTTTAAGGCTTCATCCTCCGTCACATCACCCACCCGGCAGCACCGCACCGACTTGGTGCGGCCATACACGGCGAGGGNGAACAATAGCTTTTTACGCTGCGATACCTTGCCGTTAGATTCAATTCGCACCACATCGCCCGGCTGGCCGAAAGGGGATACAGGATAAACGGCTTTTGAAGCACCCGGCACTCCTTCATAAATAGCGAACACAGCGTCAGATGTTTGTGGTTGGACTGTATTGAAACCTTCCGGCGGCTGCGGTTCCACCGGCAGCACCAGCACCGTCACACTACCGTCGAGGATGCCGCGAATGGTTGCCTCGTTTGAGAGGGTCAGAGTTTTAGTTGGCATAAATCACCTTCGCTAACCAGCATACGCCTAGAAATAATACAGAACACACCGCTCCCCACAGTGTGTAACAGAGTATGATTAAGAATCTTAGGTCACTCGCCATCGTCGCCCTCTAATCGTTCAACTTCTGCGACCCAGACCCACATCTCGTCTGGTTTCCCAACCCATTCGTCGTTTGAGTTAAGAAACTCCCATTCCGTTACCTCGCTCGCCTGACAGCACCGGACGGCCTTGGTGCGGCGGCGGCAACGGATCGTGGTTTCGCCATGCTTCCATTCAAGCTCCACCACATCGCCGGGCTGGCCGAAGGGTGAATGCCACTGGTGCTGCTTTTCACTCATAGCCATTTGGATTGGGACATAACCTACGCCTATTTCGTTGTCGATCTTAATTGCCGACCACCATCTATCGGTTTCGGGGATGTCACGCATGGCCTCAGTGCCACTCGGTGGCTGCGGCTCAACCGGCAGCACAATCACCGTCACTGAACCATCGATGATGCCGCGTATGGTTGCCTCGTCGGGAAGGGTTATGGTTTTAGTCATTGCATCACCTCGCTCTCATACCGCCTCACCGCCAGTAGAATGGTGGTGTGATGTTTGTTCATCAGTTGCCCGATCATAGGGTACGACCATTGCAGGGTTTCCCTGATCGTCCATGCGACTTTGGCCCGTGCCGCCGCTATTTCTTTGGGTTTTCTCCCGCCAACTATCTGTTCCCATGTGACGCCGGTTCCAGCCAGTGCCAAGTCGCCCAGTTCCCAGGCTTTATCGATTTCGCTTGGTTCCAATTGTTTCATCTGGTTTCTCCTGTTGGTTTCACTCATCCTGTTGTCTCCATGATGTAGACTGCCAGCATCAGGGCATCGCCATGATCGTGCCGTTTCAGCGCTGCGTCCGGATATCGTGCTTTTGTTTTGGCGAGTGCTTCGCTTTTGTCGGCGGGGATTTTCAGGGTCTTCTTCCATTTGGCTGGCCTGACTTCTTCGTAGGGGATGCCTAGTGCCGCCAGTATTCCGAGCCACATGCCATATCCTTGCCCTGTGCTGAACGAGGACGCTACACCCTGTTTCGGCATCGACTGTTGCTTTTCGATGGCACAGATGCAGACCTCGTCGCCCTTGATCTCCCTCAGTAGTTCGACACATTCGGCGATATCGTAGAGTTTCTTGTCGATCATGGGGATGTCGTAGATATCTTTCGATTCGTCGCTGGACCGTATCATCGCGAGCGCCCCGCGTTTCCCTGGATCGATGCCGATAAAGATCATTGGTACACACCTACCTTTCTGGTATCTATTTTGTCCCATTCATCTTGCCATGCTGCGGTCCACTCTCCGCTCCACTCCCACATCTTCCTCACTGCTGTCATTTCCGCTTCAATGTCTCGATCCCCTATCAACTCCCGATAGCCTCTCTCCGCGAACTCCTGTTGGGTTTCGATCAGTGCATCGCGTTCGGCGTCTGCTCGATCCTGGCCTCCCTCGTACTCTCTGACGGCGGCTCGCTCCTCGTACCACTCCTTAAAATCTTCTTGTGAGTTATTTCCGACATTTAAAAGTTTTGCATTTCCTAAAAAAACTGAATTCCGGTCACACATGGTCGCGCTTTGGTCATAGCGCTTTTTGGTATTCTCGACAACCAAATTCTCAGCTTTTTCTCTTTTTTCCGCATTTTTTACCCTTTTTTCCGCGATTTTTCCCTCATTCCCCCTCTTCTTTTCTCTCTTTTTGCTCCACTCGTCCCAAGTGTGACCACCAATCTTCATTTTTAGCCTCCTATCGGGGTTGGTCACCCCGGTCACATACCCAAACCATTATACCCTTTCGTTTTTTTCCCTCTTTTTCCCTCTTTTCACCTCTTTTTATTATAAATTTCAAAAAAAAAAAACATCTAATAGTATCACTAGACCACCCTGACCAGTATGACCCAGACCCTTACTTTCCCCAAACACTCCACTAACATTTCCCTAATCTCCCTCTTTTAGCCCAAGTTTCTTCCGCCCATTATCGATGAGGTAAAGGCCATCGGCGGTAAGTCGAATGCCGGTGTAGGCGTTGGTGCGACCGCCATCGGCGGTGCGTGGGCGAATCTTATCGATCATCGGGTTGGCTGCTTTGAGGTTGCTGCCGAATTTCGAGGACGATGTGGACGGTCGCCCATTCTCCGCGCACCACCCGCAATAGGCTTGGTAGAGGGTGCTGCTCTCTACGGTCTGCCCATGCTCCAATTCGCAGCACTCGCTGATAAACGTCAGGGTGGGCGAACTCAACGCCGTAAAGTCGTTAAGTATCTGCGCCGATGCTTCCGGCACATTGAACTTCCCTGCTTGTTTCAGTTTNACCAGCCCGTGGATAGCCCAATTCAGGATTCCGGCGGTTTCTGGTTTGATACGTCCCTCCAGCGTCAGGTCTGGGGCGGCAGCGAAGCTCTTGGTGAACACCAGCGGCATCAGCCGAGCCGAGAGCGATCCAGAGGTGTCGCTGAAGTGCATCAGTTCATTCACCGTTACGACGAATCGCACCGGCAGTTTGACGTTGCGGAGTGGCGGNAGGAATTTGCGGTTGATGTTCTGGCTATCCTCTCCGGTGATCGATTTGATGCATTCGAGGATACGCATCGAGTCGGCGTTGCGTCCTAGGTGGGCGTCAGGGAGCATCGCTACGGTGGCTCCGATCAGCGGCCAGAGGCCGAAGTCGGTTCCCAGGCTGGATAACGTGGGTGAGGTGCAATTTTCATCGCCCATGACTCTACCGATGACTCTGACTGTGACGCCTTTACCGGCACGGGGNGGACCGATGATCAGCAGGAANTTCTGGTAGTGGGTTTCCTTGGTGAGCAGCAGCCCCATGTACCGCTGGAGCAGCTCAATGTCGTCTTCCTCCAGCACTGAGGGAAGGAATTCATTCTCCCATACGGGGCATTCGGCTTCCAGATCGAACTCATAGGGCAGGCAGGAGGTACTGAACCAGTGTGGGGTGTGAGGTTGGATGGTGGGCATTGCGCCGCTAAGNCTCTCAATCTGCACGATACCATTAATTGCAGGGATGGTTACCAAGGCGGGTTTCTTGCCCTTACCGATCCAGCAGGGGGGCATGACGGTATCCCGTAGCATACAGATCGATTGCAGGCACTTAACCAGATCGAGGGCTTGTCTTGGTTTGGCGTTGGGGTATATAGCGTCAAGCCACTTCAGCGATAAGGCGATCAGTTCAATCTCTGGTATGAGGATGTATTTGTTGGTTTTCCAGAGGTAGAATTCCCCGCTCCACCACCGGAGGGTGAGGGTTCGGTCCTGGGATCGGCAATTCTGGTTGATAAAGTCACGGGCGAGATCCATCGGGCCTTTCTTGGGGGGCAGTTCGGGATCGACGGCACGGTCGACAAGGCGCTGAAACGCCTCGGCCCCATGCTTCACTAGATAGTCATCGAGTCCGACTTTGCCGTCGCCGTTGTCCTCGTTGGGTGGGATGCGTATGACCTTAACTGTCGCACCCTTCAGGGTGAGTATTTCGGCGAGCCGGTGTTCGGCCATCAGGACCAGCGAGTTCTCGGCGGCGTCGGAGTCAAAGCAGATATAGACCTTATTGCCATCCCATTCAAACGATCGCAAGTCGGGGATCAGGTGTCGGGAGCCGTACTTCTTGCCTTCATCATCATGGGGGCGAGAGAGTTGCCAGCCCCAGACTCCGACGAGGCCGATGCAGGGGAACCCGTGTTGGGTGGCAGAGAGGGCTTTCTTTTCGCCTTCGGTGATAAACATGGTATCACCTTCAACATCAAACTCCGGTGGAAAGAACGCCCGATTGGTGGTTCCCCAACTGGCTTTTGAGAGCCGATCGCCCTTCAGGGTGACCGGTGACTCGTACTTGATCGGCTTATCGTCGCGAAAGCGTGGATTATCGAGTTTGATTCGGCTATACCCCTTATCGAAGGGGATGACCCATCCACTGCCCCATTGCATGTGTTTGGGTTGCCAACCGAGGATGGTCTTTATTTCTTCATTGTCGGCGGAGTAGATTCCTGAAGCGGCGATCGTTTCGTCGCTCAGGCCGGATTCCCGCAGTTCGTCTCGATGTTTGTCCCTGAGCATTGTTTTTCGCTTCCTTGCTTGATGCCGAGTATTTCCATTGTATTTTCACTAACGGACTGCTTGTTGCGGAGGGTCTGGAGAATGGGCCAATCACAGGTGTCACTTGCGACCAGATAGTAGTAGGTACAGGGGTCGTGTTGTCCTTTGCGATGAATACGATCACGGGATTGTTTGTGGTTTTCATAGCTGAATCCAGTGTTGTAGTAGATCGCATACGACGCCGCGGTGAGGGTGATCCCATGCCCTGCGGCTTGGGGCTGGCAGATAAGATATTTCCAGAAGCCGCCCTGAAAACTACTGACGATATTACCAGCATCCTTGGTACGCCCGTCGATGATCGCCGTGTCGCCAAGTTGCGACAGATTTGAGTGGATGCGGTCGATATCGGCGGTGAATTCTGCCCAGATGACCACTTGTTTGTCGCCGATTTCCGCCAGCACGGCGAGCAGTTCATTGATCTTGGATGAGCCGGTTTCGCTGACGCGATCTTCGCCATGATACATCAGACCGCCGGTCAACTGTCGGAGTTTGATCAGCCGTGATTGGGTGGTGGCCCCCACCAGTTCCCCGTTGTTGAATTGGACGATCAGTTGCTTGCGCATGGTTTCGTAGGCGGTGCGTTCATCCTTTGACAGGGTGACATCGCGTATTTCATCGGTCTGGGCAGGGAGGTCAACCGCCTCTTCTTTGGACATTGACCAACTACATTTCTTCAACCCGTCAAGGAAGGCGTCTTTCTTGTTTTCGAGGTAATCCCATCCGATGGTGAAGGTCTTTTCGCCGTATTTGCGTTTGAGCGGTTTGAAATATGAGTAGCAGAATTTGTAGTAGGGCGCGAGGGTGGGATAGAGGCATTTCAGTTGACCCCAGTATTCGGTAGGGTTGTTTGGGGCTGGGGTTCCGGATAACAGATAGACTGATTTAGTGGTTTCGCATTCACAGAAGAGGTGTACTGACTTGGTGATCTGGGTGTCAGGGCATTTGAGTTTACTGGACTCATCGACGATAAGTCGCTGGAACCCTGAAGCCAGAAATTCACGGTAATTTCGTTTGAATGTTTCATAATTCGTCACCACTATATCGGCTTCGGGGTCATGGATCAGTTTGAGGCGTTCGGTCTTTTTGGTCGACCATGCGATGGTGACCCTCAGATCGGGGAAGAGTTTGGCGTCTTCGGCCCATGCGGCCCTCAAAATACTCTTGGGTGCGAGTACCAAGGTTCTGCCGCCCAGTTTTTCGCACACCATCAGCATGGCGATGGTTTTGCCGGTCCCGCAGTCCCAGAAGAAGGCGTAGCGGGGATGTTGCTTGGCGATGTTGACTGCATCAAGTTGGTGTTGCATGGGGGTCAGCACGGTTTAACCCCCTTTTTTTTAAGGTCTTCCTCTACCTCTTCCGCGCAATCTCTTTCGATTAGCCGTTCCAACTCCTCGATGCGATCAGCGGCCTTGTCTGTTAATTCATCAGTGTCATCGTCTAACAATCCCTCCATTGAGGATGTCCAGTTCCGTAACCGCTCCACCAGCGTCGGCTCGGCGGGTGCGAATTTGAGATCATCAGCATTGACAAACTTATGCTCAGCGATATCAGTTCCCCATATCGGTGCTATTTCACACCTGACGGGATGTGTGCCGATTACAGACTGAATCACGCCTTTGTATATAATCCGATCTCCCGCCTTGAACTTCGGACCCACTCGCTCCAACTCCTCCAGCCGGTCGGCGAGGCGGTGGAATGCGGCGGCATCTTCAGAATGCGTCGTGTTGCTGTTACTCAATACAGGTCTTTCTCTCCGCAACACATCCGGTGTAATCTCAAACTCACTCATCTGATTCTCCTTTTGTTAATTTAATAGGCTGATGGGCATCGAACCCACACGTTTTAGGGGCTTGCAACCCCAGATTTTGCTGCCGGAAGCCAGCCTACCCATCCCAAGGATGGAGAAAGGCACACTGAGCGATTTCTC